CCCTGAAGCATCCCAGGGACCATCCCTTTGCTGCCGGCGCTGCCCTGGCCCATCGTCGCCGGGTTGGCGCTGATCCCGCCGCCAGCAGCAGCCACGCGTCGATAAGGCTCGCTCTGCTGAAGATCCCACCTCTCACGAAGGGCGTCCGCTTCGGCCTGCCCCTGCTGCTGGATGACGCTCTGCGCGCCAAGCGCTTGGTTCAGCCCGACGAAATCAGCATTCGCCAGTTCCGGGGCCATGCCGGCCATCGTCATCTGGTTGGCACGCTCGTTCTCATAGTTCTGGAACAGCAGCGGCGCAGTTGCCTTGGACCACGCCTCCGTCAGGAACTGCTGGTGCATGGGCGAGCCAGCCATGCCGCCAGTCGAGAACGCGCCGCCGACCTCGCGCCCGATATCGTCACGAGCCGCTGCCATGGCGGCGGCCAGATGCGGGTTCCCGGCGTCGAGGTACTTCCCGCCAAGCACATCCCCGGCATAGCCCTGAGCGCCAGACAGGAGCGGGCTGCCCTGCATCCCTCGCTTGGTGATCGCGTCGATGGCCGAGGTCTGCCCCGGCGTCATGTTCGCGACCCAGTCACCGCCGTACGGGGTCAGCCGGCGGTTCTGAAGCGCCCAGTTCGTGACTGCGTCAGCGCGACGCGCGGCCTCGCTCGGCTTGGGAGCTTTGGGCGCGCTACCGAAAAGGCCCATCACTCACCCGCCTTCAGCCTGAAGAGCGTCCATTTCTTCTCCGCCCCATAATCGGCGAGGACCGGCCCGAACCCCTCCCTCGCCAGCAGCTCGACTTCCGGCAGCCCGCGCCGGGCCGCGTCGGCGAGCACGTCGTTCAGCAAGTGCACCCAATCCTCGAAGCTGTCGCCGGCGAGGTAGGGGATCTGCATTACCGAGCCTCGCTCGTAGCGGACTTCCTGCGTGATCATCGCGCCGACAGCCTCCGTGCCGCAGTAGGCGAGCCACAGAGCGGCGCGGAGCGGTCCGGAGTCACCAAGCAGCACCCGCGCGTAGATGTCCTCCAGAAAGGCGTCTCCTGTGGCGCAGCGGCTGTTGTGAGCGCGCAGGACGAACGGTCTGGCGATGGCCCACGCGTCGTGGACCTCGTGCGCCGGCACTCGCACTGCCGTGTATGGATCACGCTGTAAAGACGAAGTACCCAAGAACCTGCCCCGCCTGTGAGCCATGCTCGATGGTGAAAAAGCCGTCGCCCGGCACCGGCCTGCCCAGCGCCGCGCCGGCAGACAGCGGCGTCAGGAACACCAGCGACAGCGGCCCGACCCGCGGGTCCTGCACGATGGTGGCGGTCCCGCTGCCGAGCGTGACCTGCCCGCCGGAGAAGCGGACCGAGAAGTCGTTCAGCGCCTCGGCGATCTGCCGCGGCGGTGCGGTCGGAGCAACGACGCTCATGCCAGCCCCCCCTTGCGCGGAGTGGCGGCGATGCCGATGGCGTGGCGGAACCCCGCCGGGATCTTCAGGCGCATCCGGGTGTAGACGCCGCGCTCGCGGACCGGCGCAAAGCCGATCCGGTTCAGCTTCGTGTCCGGCCCCCAGAACACCTCCTCGGCAACGGACGAGCGCACGCCGACGCTGACCGTGGTGCCGGCGGAGGCGTCGTCCACCACCGGGCGCGGGTCTGTCCACTCGGCCACGTACGGCTCGAACGGGGCGACCTCCTGCGTCTCCAAGAGCGCCGGCAGCCCCGCGCCGGTGAGGAAGAACATCTTGCCGGCGCTGTCGAACATCGTCAGGGTGCGGTCGCCGCCCAGGAAGGACGGCGAGTCCCACACGTAGCTGGCCCACGGCTCCTGATCGAGCGGACGGGACGCCCACGGTTCCTCGTCCCACGAGATGCCGGGCGAAGCCGTTTCCAGAACCAGCGAAGCGCCCAGGTCGATCTCAGTGAAGCGCCCGTCGTTGACCGAGTAGGCGATCAGCTTGTTCGGCTTTGGCGACCCGTCCAGCGGCAGCGCCCACATCACCACGGCGAGGCCGGGGATGGTGGCCGACTTGATCGTGTCCACCGCGCCAGTGTTCATCCGTCTGGCGATGGCGCGGTTCACCTTGCCGTGGCCGATGGGTGTGGCCTGCTGCCCATCGAAGGCGTAGAAGCCGTCGCGGTCGATGAAGTAGGTCATGCGGCCATCGTCGATGACCGCGCCGGCCGCGATGGGGCCCCGCCCGCGCTCGACGCGCTCGATGTCGAAGATCTTCGGCGCGGACCCGAGGTAGCGCATCCGGTAGATGGCCCGCTCGGACCAGATGATGCCGACCTCGCCGCCGATCACCGCCCGGATCGCACCGTCACCCGCTTGGGGCAGGGAGCCGCTGTAGCCGGCAAACGTGGACAGGTTCGGAGCCCAGTTCTCAAGGTTCGGGATCTGGATGATCTGCGGCCACCACACGCGGTTCGGCTGCTCGCCGTCCTGATCGTCGAAGGTGTGCGCCAGGACCGGGATGCCGTAGATCAGCGCGATGTGGTAGGCGCGCGGCCTGCGTGCGCTCGACGGCGGGATCATGTCGGCGAAGGCCGGGCCACCGACCTCATTCACCTGGATCGGCACGGAAGGACCGCCGACGGCGATGACCTTGGTGCCGTACTGAACGAATTCCCAGCCGGCATCGCCAAGCGCGTACCCGCCCGGCTTCGACACGTTGGTCCAGCCGGAGGTGTCGCCGCTGCGAACGTAAATCGCAGTCTGCGTGCCGACGTAGGTGAAGGTCGCCCCGCCCGGCACGGACGCGGTGATGCCGCCGCGGGACTCCCCGGGCAGGGCAATGCCGGCGTCCACCGGCGAGGGGAACGGGCCGTATCCTCCGCCCGCCATCGGCAAGACATTCCTCGCCTGCACCATGCCGCCAGCGATGGGCGCTTGGTCGGGGAGCCATTCGGCGAAGGGCTCTACAGGAATGGCCTGATCTCCTGGGGCGGCTGCCGGCGGCGCGTCTCGGCGGCAAGGTCGGCGCGGGCGGAAACAGCGTTGGCCTGGGCGATGGCGGCGTTCTCCTGATCGTGCAGCATGGAATAAAACACCCTCGCCTTGGCGGCCTCGCGGATCAGCTCGAACGCAAACTGGAGCCATGCGTTCGAGTCATCGTCCGCAACGAGGGGCTCGTACGAACGGACGCCCCACAGCCTGATCGTGTAAACCTTGTCCGGGATCGGATAGAGCCGGTACTGGTTGGCGAAAAGCGCGAAATGCGTGGGCATAGCCCGTTCGCCCGGCTCCCAGCCTTCCATGGTGTCGTTCGAGATCGACCGCAGCTTCCGGCGCGGCGTGGCGATGCTCACGGTGAGCCCGGCCACATACTCCGCTGGCAGCGCGTAGAATTCCTGCCCCGCCTCCGTCTCGCGCTCCCACAGTTGCTGGTTGAACCAGAATGCATCCTGCTGGTGCGCCTTGATCGCCTCGTTGATGTGGAGGCGGATCTGCGTGACCTCATCGGCCTTCAGATCCGCCGCCCGATCAACGAACCTCGTCTCCGAAGCGATAACATCCTGGAGGCGAAGGAAGGTCGTCATGCTAGAGGGTCGGCCCCTCTTCCACGTAGACGATGACCAGTCGGGCCGCGCCGGTGCTGGCGGCGGTGCCGGATTGGGTGTACTTGACCTTGACCTCCTGATCCGCCGTGAACCTCAGGGCCAGCGCCGCCGCCGAGGTGTAGACACCGGCGGTGCCCTCGGTGACGGACGACCCGGAGGTCGAAGCGTCGAAGATCTCGTTCAGGTTGGCCCCGTAGCCGACCGTCACGACGTTCGTGGTGCCGCCGTTGAACACCGTATCCACGATGACGGCGGCGTAGGTGATCGTCGCCCCCTTCGGGATGATGACGCCGGTCGATACCCCGGACGCGATGCCGCTGGTGTTGTAGGCGAAGCTCGCCGACACGCATTTCGGCATCGGCAGGTGGTGACGGAGGGCCTTGGACCCGGTGACGCCAGTAGGCATTCTCAGCCCTCCTTAAGCGTGCGCTTTTGCATACGTCGAGATGACGATGCAGCCGCGATCGGTGGAGTTGAAGACGTCCTTCTTGACGCCCCACAGGAGCTTCGCGGCGACGTACCGCTTGTCGTCGTAGTCCCGCATGGACTCGACCCACTTCCAGGCCCCGCCGCCGTACTGGCGGCCCCAGGCGATGGACAGCGCGTTCTGCCCGAGGAAAACGGCCCTGCGGGTGTCGGCAACGGCAGCGCCCGTGCTGCTGTTGACGCCCTGCGTGACCCACTGGCTCGGCACGAAGATCGTGTCGTTGTACTCGCCGGCGGCGAACTCGTAGAGCGGGTTGCTGGCCGACCGGGCCAGGGCGGCGCGCTGGATCGCTTCCCAGCGGTCGTCGTCGCGGAGGTCGGTGAGTTGCTCGGGCGACAGGATGCAGACGTACTTGCGGCCATCTCCGGGCTCGATGCGGAACGCCGAGCTCTCCTCCTTGAAGGCCCGCTCCCGCGCGAAGTCGATGAGCTGCAGGGTGAACTTGTCCCCGGAGCCGAGGCCCTCGTCAGTGGAAGCGGAGCCGGCCCGCAGGATGCGCGTGCTGGACGTGGGGGCGACCACGGTGTTGTGGCCACGCCGGGTGACGTGCAGCGCGTTCGCCGGAGTGAAGCCGCAGGCGTGGTTCATGATCGCCTGTTCGAGACGCCGCGCGCCCCATTCGGAGATCGCGTCCTTCGCCTCCTCGCGGAGGTCGTCCCACGGGTAGCGCTCCTCGGAAATCTCGTCGCCGACGAATACCGCGTGCCGGCTGAGGTTGATCACCATCGACGCCTGATGGATGGTCAGGTCTTCCTCGAAGCCCTCCAGGGTTTCGGACCCGACCTTGCCTTCGCCGTCGATGGGCGCGCGCAGGTTGTAGTAAACCGTGTCGCCCTTCTTGCGACCCTTCGCCGACCGCTCCGAAATGATCGCGGAGTTGCCGCCGATGTACGGCTTCATGATGGTTTTGGCGAGAACAGCAGCCTGAAGCTGCGTCTCCCAAATCTTGACGCTGTTCGCGTCGGTCGTGGGGAAATAGTCGGCCACAGCCGTTGGTCTCCACCGTTTGCCGACCTCGCTTAACGGGGAGAGGCCACAACCCTGGGACCAACGATGCAGCTCGTTGTCAGCGGGACCGCCGATATCGCTCGGCGTCAGCGCACTAAGGAAATACCCTAGTGGGGGTCGCTATTCAACACCTTATTTGCGCAGTTTGCGTACCGCGCCTGAGGCAAACGCCTCCTCGACCGTGATGCCGCCCAGCTCGGCGATCTTCTGCGCTCGCCCGGCCTTGCCGGAGTTGAACAGCTTCACCGCCTCCATCTGGGTCAGGCCGCCGGCAGACGCGCCAGCGCCGCCGATACCGCGCGCGGCTTCCGCCTTCACCCGCTTCTGCTGCGCGACCTCCTGCTTCTGCCGTTCCGCCTGCGGCACGTAGCCGGCGGCGATGGCCGTCTTCCAGACGTACTCGCCGTAGCCCATGCCGGCCTTCTCCGCGGCTTGGTGCATGTCGCGCTCCAGCCCGCCGATGATCACCCGCACCGTCTCCGGCGGGTAGATCTTCTCCAACTGGTCAGCGATGGGCTTGGCAAGGTAGTCGCCGGCCTCCACGAGGTCCGGGGCCACGCTCGCCTTGAACGCTTGGTAGTCCTCGACGACCTTGGAGACGTACTGCTGCTCCTGCAGGGCCGCGGCCTCGCGCTCGGCACGCCGCTCGCGCTCCTTGCGGGTTTCCTGCGTCTCTGTCAGCAGGTGGTTGATCACCCGCCCGAAAAACTCGCCGTCGCTCTCGCCCGGCTTCGGCGTCAGGTCTTCTGGAGCCGCCCCAGGCGTGGCAGCGGCGCGCTGCTGGACCTTGCCCAGCAGCTCCAGCATCTGCTTGTTCTGCTCCAGCAGCGCCTTGCGCTCGGCTCGCAGCTCAGCGACGACGTGCAGCGGAACGGTCGTCGGCTGCTCCGGCTTCGGCTCCGGTGCCGGCGCGGGCACCTCGGCAGCCGGCGGCGGGGACTCTTCCTCTTCGTCCTCCTCGTCCGGGCTGTCGTAGAGGTTCTCGTCGTCAGCCGGGAGCACGTCTTCCAGGGTCATTCGCTGTCTCCGCTCTTCTTCGGCTCCGCCGCGCGGAGCTG